TTACAAGAAATTAAAGAAGAAGCACCCTCGTTCCTCCTTCGCCGCCCTCGCCAAGAAGGCTCACAGGATGGTGAAAAAGAAATGACGATTGAAGGACCGCGTGTGTTTGATAAGATTCTTTCGGGAGTAAGTTGTCAGACTGATGGTGAATATGGTGCGATGGAAAACTTCGGTTTAAGTCAAGGATGGGGCCCAGTTGGGGTTCATGTGGCGGTCCAACGTTCTTATTTCGATCTCTCTGGATATAATAGAGACAAATTAACCACCTTTATTCAGGGTACGGAGTTTCAATATGCAGGACCACTCACTTCTACCGATACCCATGTAATGTTAATAGATCTCATTACGACAGAATATCTCCAAGACGCAGAGATTCTCGGCACCTACGGTCAGGGTGCCTCACCGGGGATTCTAACGGCAACAGGCTTTCCTGAATCAACTCTTAATATGGAACAAGTGATCTACGGAACACGGAGAACCTACAAGCAAAATCTTGCTGCCGGTCCTGCAGCTTTAGACTTCCTTCCTTTATTCAATGTTGATACATGGGGAACGGGAAACGCAATCACCTCCGACAAGTTGCACATCACTCGGATCTTAGTCGGTTTCACTATCAACAAATTATACCACATCCCTCCTGTCAACGTAGTGGTTATAGCCATCATCGCCAAAGAGCCCACGCTGCCCTTCTTAATGCGTCAAAAGAGATCATACGAATTATCTACGTGATGATATGCGCTTCAGTCAGCATTTCAAAGCCGGGGCAACTCTCGTCCATGCGCTGTATACTATTGATGAGATATATGCAGATGATAAACTGGATTGGGATGATACCCCGACGATGATGGTCTTTATCGCTGGTGAGGCGATGATGTGGGGTGGTGATTTCTTAGACTGGAGGAAGGCTAGCAAAAAACCCCTCTATGTTATCGAAGCGGCTTTATTGCTCGGTGGGGTGGCTAGTTACGCAATAGGTGGTCGAGAGGGGTTAGTAACTTACACGGACATCGTAACGGGCAAAATAGGGCCTGGCCAGTGGTATAATGTCGTGGCTCCCGAAGTAAAAAAGAAGTTCCTTAAGCATGTTGCTCAACCCCTGGCCCGCGAGATTCATAAAAAGGAGGCAGAGGTTGAGATGCTGGCCAATATGGTTTGGCACGTAGTCGAACGTCAATTAAAGAGGACTGGTTTCCATCTTCGCTATCCATATATTATTTAGAATTCTAATGCGTGATGGTCATATCAAAACCGCCTCGATGCTTTGCGATCGCATCCATCATCAGGTCTCGGTGAGCGGTGGGTAAGATTCGCTGAGCCAATATCCAATTCTCTGAGTTTTTCATATGAACTAAGTACAGTGGGTAATAAGTTGAATTGACATCTTGTGAGAGTTGAGAGAGCAAACGGGACCGTATGGCTTCGCTCACAGACTCCCCAGAGTCTTCTAATTGTTTGACCCATTGATAGAGGGGTGAATTGCTGTTAATTCTAAAGGTCATCATCATTGAACTCATTCAATCATCTCCACATGAATCAGGAATAGGAAATCCATTTTTCCATTTCGTTGAATCGCATATCATCAGAACATCAGCACCCGCTGATCCATAGTCGACATATCTCATTTTAGTTTCTCGAGAACACCACTTACACTTCATTCATCCGCCCCCACCTTTTTGCAGGCCATGATCGTTGCAGACCTATGAGATTGATGAACGGCGATGAACTCTTCACGATTCAAACCTTCTAAGGTGCCGTAAGTGCATCTAGTAGGTTCCATGAACATGATTGTGACTAGGGCGGGCTCACCATCGCCACAGTGCGGGCAGCCCCCCATGAAAAGCAACTCTTCAATCATAGGCTCATCTCACTTATCTTGAGCAAACGCTCAAGGGCGGTTGCTATTCGCTCAAAGGCATTTATCATCTTCTGGCCATCATGTATGGGGGGTTCTTCGTCCATGATTATCCGAGCAAGTCCTACTATATCAAGTGTAAGACGTACAACCCCCCTATGAAATCGATTCCATCCCTAATACTTTCAATGAATTGAAGAATGGAGCCCTATATGAAACAAAGGAAACTGCTCCATTGAACCCGAGGAGGGGCTCCCTCCTTATATCACCCCCCTGCGGGGTGCGAAGATAGTTTACCAGATGCGGAGCCCGGACAAACGATTATAGGAGGCCGTTCTATAGAATGGTCATGGCGACAGCAAAGACTGGCTCATTTTATCTGACGGAAACCGTGATTATACCAACAGCAGCCGCTGCCGGCACCCGCTATCAGGGAACGATTGACCTCGGGGCATATATTTCGGTGGCTCAGGGCATTGCGGTTGCCGTGGAATCCGTCGATTTCATCCATCAAGCGGGTTCCGACCTCGGTAGTGATGTGCAAGTGATGTTGGTCGCCAACGGGGCAGTTACCACTCAACTTTCGGATTTGAATCCCGGTACTGCGTTTGTTCGGGCTGATGATCAGAGTCTCATTGCTTCCGGGTCTCTGAACATCAACCAGCCGAACAATGTCGCATCCCATGTTAGCGATCTCTATCCAGATAACTTCGGCCCCAGCAACTTATCTGAGGCTTTCCTAGTTGTCAACGATTCTCTTTATTTGGTAACTGGTGTTGATGGCGCTGCGGCTTTCACTGACATCACGGTCACTGTTAGAATTAAGGCCAGAATTGTATCCTTATCAAAATCTGACTGGATCGCGATCGCCATTCAGTCGACCGCAAGTGATAATTGAGGCTTTTGAATGCCTCGATACTGTCCTCGATGCGGTGAAACGCTACACACCCACTCAACGACGAAGGGCGAAACACGAAAAACAGCAAGAAAAGCCTACGAATCCAAGGGCCGCACGAAGCCTTCCCGCGGCCCTTCAGCATACAACAAGAAATATGCTGCCGCTTACAAGAAATTAAAGAAGAAGCACCCTCGTTCCTCCTTCGCCGCCCTCGCCAAGAAGGCTCACAGGATGGTGAAAAAGAAATGACGATTGAAGGACCGCGTGTGTTTGATAAGATTCTTTCGGGAGTAAGTTGTCAGACTGAT